TAACCCACTCCGCTTTTCTTCGTGGATCTCAAGGCACGGGGACAGTCGGATCAGTAACAGTGAGCACAACATGAGCGATGATGAACATATTATAGTAATAGGGGATGGTTCTAAATTTAGACCTTCTACATCAGTTGATAAACTACAATGCCACCATTGTAATAATGTTGTGGATACGCCCGAAGAAGTGGCATCATATCCAGATGGGACGTGTCCTGATTGCGGAAAGTCTTGGACAGGAGAAACTAAAAGACATACGGCTATTACAGTTACCGCACCAGAACCTATTTCAGGAGAAACATAATGAGTTTAATATCTGCAATCGGAGGTTTAGTAGGACTAGCGTATGGTGGTCCGTTAGGCGCGGCTCTTGGTTCTGGGATCGGATCGCTTGCTTCTGGTGGCAACATAGGGGACGCTTTGAAAGCAGGGCTTATGGGTTATGGCCTTGGATCTATCCCTGGAGTGGCGGGATTCGCAAGCAATGCAGCATCTGCTGCGGGTATGCAAGGTCTTTCAGGTAAGTTTGCAGCGGCACAAAAAATGGCTACTCAATCACCAATAGGAAAAATGGTGGGTGGCCTAGGTCAGGGTGTTCCCGCAGGATCAGGTCTTGCTCCGGCTGCTCAAACGGCTGCTCAGACAGGTGCTCAAATGGGCGGTCTTGGTGGACTGAGCATGGAGAACCTAATCCTTTCTGGATTGGTACAGATGGGTGAACCAAAACCCACTCCTCTTACTCAATTACAAAAAGATCAATTAGCAAAAGGCGAGAGAGCACCTAACTACCAAGGAACCCCCGTAATGGCTGCTGCACGAGGTGGTATCATTGGAGCCGCAACAGGCGGCATGATCTCTGGTCCAGGGACAGGCACAAGCGATTCAATACCCGCAGCGATCTACCAAGATGGTGGCAGAGTGCAGGAAGCACGACTCTCAGACGGCGAGTTTGTCATGACAGCGGATGCGGTAAAAGGTGCAGGCGGTGGCAACCGAGCAAAGGGGGCTGCTGAGATGTACAAGATGATGAATAGGTTTGAGAGGAGAGCGTAATGTCTGAACAAATTATCACCTCCGCACAACTGCAATTGATGCCGGAGTACCAAGAGCGGTTTGTCAAAGATCTTTTATCAAACATATATAGAACAGAACAACAACCCGTTTTAGACGAAGAGGGTAATCCAGTTCTTGATGACGAGGGCAACCCGGTCACACGATCTGTGCCTGGGGGTATAGCTTCTCGATCCCCGCTCCTTGGACAGCCACAGTTTGATGCAGACGGCAATCCTGTATACAAGAGAGATAATTCTGGTAACTTGATTCTTGACGCTCGTGGTCAGCCTATTCAAGAGGTTATAGGTGGCGTTCCTCGTCCAGACATCATGCCTCTTACGCCTGCCCAACAACAAGCGATACAGCTTGGTATACAGGGCATCGGCGCATATGCACCTTTGATGGAAGAAGCCAAGGGCACCTATGAAACAGGGGTTGGTACACTTGAGGGGTCACTTGGTCGGTATGATCCAAGAGGTCAGGTTGTCCGTGACTATCAAGGTAATCCAATCATGGACGTAGATCCAGAAACAGGGCAAGCCGTAGAACGTAGAGTTGGTGGATACAAAGACTTTTACGATCCGTTTGTTGAACAGGTCATAGACACCACTGAACAAGACATACAAAGACAAGCTACACAAGAGAGAGCAAGACAAGCTGCTCGAGCGGTGGGTTCTGGTGCTTTTGGTGGATCTCGTGCTGAGATAGCAGAGCAAGAGATACAACGTGCAGCGGATGACCGTAAAGCCAGAACGGGAGCACAGTTACGATCTGCTGCTTTCAGCGGAGCGCAACAACAAGCTGCGAGTGCTTTTGAGAATGCACAGAAACGAGGACAAACGGGAGCACAGTTGTTTCAAGGGTTGGGCACAGCGCAAGCGGGACTTGGTCAGTTGGCACAAAACCTCGGTTATAAAGACGTTTCAAACCTTATGAACGTTGGTGGCATAGAACAATCACAAATGCAAGCTGAGTATGATGTTCAAAGACAGAGTGCGATTGAACAAGCGTATGAACCGTTTACTCGATTTGGTTCGATGGCTAACATCTTTGCAACAGCAACGAGAGGAACTCCGGCTTCTGGTTTTACTTTGGGTGCTAAACCAGAACAAAACGTATTAGGTAGCACAGTTGCAGGGGCACAGGGTCTTGGTGCATATCAACAGCAATATGGCGGAGGGTCTATCCTCGGTGGTCTGATAAACAGGTAGGTAAACATGAGAGAACGAGAGATTCCAGAACAAAACGTTTTCAACAGAAAGCTATTTGTAAACAAGGCCAGAGATAGACTACGAGAGATGGGTGGTATCGCCGCCATGCCAGAGAAAGAAACGTCTCAAGTCAGTGGAATCATGGCTTCTTCTCCTGAGTTGATGCAGGTAGCTGCTATGCGACGACCTGTTGTTCTTCCAAGCACAACACAACCGACATCTATGCCCATGTCACAAGGTGCAGCGTCCATGCTCCCACCTTCTAGACCCATTCCTAATATCGCGGGAATACCACAGACAGGGCAATCGCAACCAAGGCCGCAACCCATGGCACAGTCTAGGCAGCAACCGAGGCCACAACCAACACAGAAACCAGGTGTAAAGAAAATGTTTCTTGGTGGCATGACAGATGCCATAACCGCTCCTGTGTCCTTCGTTTACAATAAGATGTTTGAACTTGGGCAGAAAGCTTTGACATCAAAAGACCCTGAAGAGTTGGGCAAGCCAGATGCTACAAAGAAAGTCAAAGACGCAAAGGAAACTTTGAAAGATCCTGAAAAGGCAGCGGAAGAAATAATAAACGAGAGCTTGCCCAAGGAAATGCAGACAGGCGATAAGGGCGATGACCTTCGTAAGGTTGCTCAAGATTTAGGCATAGAACGTGTTCCGGCGGAAGCTGAAGTAGACCAACTAAACAAAGCTATCTTTGGTGCCAAACTAGCGGGTGCGATTGGTGGTAACTATGTAAACCCTCAGACTGGTGAGGAGCTAAGACCAACAGCCGGTAAACGCATAGCTGACGCCGCAGTGGAAGGACTGACCTTTGCTCGTGATACAGAGACTCGAAGAGCAGAGACAGAGATGGAACTGGCGAAAGCCAAGATTGCTGCTGATGCAGTAGATCCAGTAAATCCAAATGCATGGTATGGAACTGACGAAGGTGAGTTTTTTGAAAAACTTCTTACTACTGCCATGGGAACGAACAACAATAATTTACCCGCAGCTCTGGATGACATCGCAGAAAGCTATCCAAACCTAGTAAGAAAAGCTAAAGAAGTAGAGGCAGCGGGAGGTTCAATGCCTAATGTAACGTCTCCTTCTACCTCTGGCAAAACACCAGTGACAGAAGGTGTGCCTACTGTTGATGCCGCAACGGGTAAAATAAGTATGATTGTTGACGGGCAACCAGTAGTCATTGCTGAAGTGGATATGAGTCAAGTTGAAGAGGGCATGAACCTTCAAGATCAAAATGTCTTGTTGGAGTTGAGTAAAAAAGGTGCCTTGAAGTTTTACGACTAGGAGTCTCGTGTGGCAGAGATAGATCTTGAGGCTCTTAGGTCAGCAGCCCCAAAACAAAAAACAGAAGAAACAAAACCATCTAGCGGTGGGATAGATTTGAACGCTTTGAAAGAAGCGGCACCCAAACGTTCTTTGGGTGAAAAATTTATTGCGGGTATAAAGAAAAGCCCTCGCACAGCGGTGGATATCGGCAAGGGTATAATCGCAGCCCCAACAGCATTGTTACAAGGGATTTCAGAAACAACAACAGCTTTGGTTGACAGGCAGTTTGGGACAAATCTGACGGCTCCTACAACTAAAGCTTTTGACTACATGCTTGAACCGTACAGACCAGAAACCGCTGCGGGAAACATTTCTCAACTCGCTACAGAAGAGGGAATAAAACTAATTCCTCTTTTTAGATATTTAAGAATAGCTCAAAAAGCGGCAAAAGGGCAAAAAGCAGGAGCAGTAGTTCCAGACGCAGCAAGCCAAGTCGGACGAGCGGTACAAAAGTTTGGTAGAAGCAAAACGGGACAACGTTTGTTTGCTAGTGATGCTCCTCTTGTGTCAAAAGAAACAATCAAAAGAGGAATTGCAACAGGTGGAATCGGTGCCGCTTACCATTTCGGCACTGAGTTTTTAACTTCTCCAGACTCTCGTCCTTCTCTTTCTGACCAGTTCGATGTACTCCCTGACTTCTTGCAGACAGAGCAATACGACAATCATAAAGGTAGAGACAACGCAAATCGAGTTCTGTCTAACAAATTAAAAAGAGGCACAGAGATAGCCGCACTTTCAGGATTATTGGATGCAGGATTCTTTGGTGCCCAAGCTGCGGTTCGTAGTCCATATGTTTCAACGCCGTTGTCCTATGGAACAAGGAAAACAGCGGAAGTAATCAGAAAAGCTTCAGATGTTCTTGGTGAACAAGTGGCAGACACCTATGCCGCTAACCTGTTTGCTAAAGGAAAGACAAAAATAAAACCTGTTACAGATAAAGCAGGGGCAAAACTTGCTAGGTACTTCACAACCACAGGTGGTGCCGATCCTGTATTGATTCAAGGAATTAGAGACACCGTAGACAAAGGTGACGGCTTACAGAGAAAAGCACTGGACGCCATGGATCAATTCCATTCCGCAACCAATAACGTTTTAAAACAAACAAAGTTCTGGCAGAAAACAAAACCAGAAGCCACAGAACTACGGAACGATCTGGACGCTTACTTGCGTTTTCAGTTTGGACAAGAGAAAGGAAAGCCATTTGATTTTGCAATGCAGGGTGAGAAGTTCCAAATAAAATATGGTGCCAAGGTCAGAGAAGCTGCGGACAAGATGTTGGACTCTCGTGCCGATTTGCAAGATTTTTTGTTAGGTAGGCTAGAGAGAGAAGTCTCGGTTCTTGGTCCTGGCAACAGAAAGAAAGCGGCACTAGATGCGATAAGTGTAATCAAAGAAACCAACGCCGCAGGCGAAGGGTATTTGAGACGTATTTTTGAAGCCAAAGAAAACCCAGAAAATTTTTTAAGAGGTTTCTTCAAAAGAGGCGGTGTTAAATCAAAAGAATACATAGAAGCAGTTGATGAGATTGCTAACAACATATTTGATAATGCAGAAAATGTTGGAAAATCAGAAGCGTACATAAGAAAAGAAGCAGAAAAAATAGTTAACGAATCTATTTATTTGCCTGCTGTTATAGATGACAGCGTAGATCCAGATATTGTTTTGGGAAAAATTATACAAGGTTTCAAAGAGGGTAAAGAAGGAGGGCTTTTTGCTAAAGATGTCAACAGGCTCTCTGTTGTTGAGGACATGTTGATAAAACGAAATGAGTTAATAAACAAATCTCCAAAACTAAGAACTCTCATGGGAGAGGTGACTGATCCACTTGAAGCATATGTTAGAACAACATCAGATATAGCCAAAACAAGTTCCGCTGCGGAGCTATATTCCTCAATTCTTAAATCACCTTTGGCTAGGGACATATCACAAGAAACTATAAATGATATCATAGGAGGCAATGCTAGACCCTCCGTTGTTCGAGTTCCGACAAAACCTGAAATAGACGCAAGAAACCAAGCTATGCGATCAGGATTTAGATACGTTGACGCTCCAAAAGAAAATCCCGTGTCAGGACTTTTTGATTCAATTGGTCAAAAAGCAGGTGCAACAGATGTGGGTGAAATTACTGAAGAAATACTGAGACTTGAGAAGTCGTTGGATACTAGTAACTACGTCAAGTTAGGGGCTGATCCAGAAACAGGTGTTGTTGATGAATCTCTTAGTATATTTGGTGGTAGGTATGGAGATCTTACTGGTCAATGGGTTTCTCCAGAAACATATCGTGCTTTGCATGAGCCGTTAAACCTTTCTCCTAGCAGCGAAATCGTAGGTATCTTCCAACAGATCCGAGCGTTCTCACAAAAGATGGCGATTGTTCCAAGTCCTACAACCCAGGTTAGAAACATCACTGGTAACTTTCAGATGTTGATGATGAACGGAAACGTTCAAAGAAACCTAGACTTTATGGATGCGTTTGAGGTTTTCACAAAAGGTCTTGGTGATTTAGGTGACGATGAGGTTCGACGCCTTGCTGACATTCTCAACCATTCGGGATTGAGAGACAGTAGTGTTATCTTCAGATCCTTGAAAGAATATCAAGCTGCGGGGAAAGATTTAAAGGCCGGTGGTGTGTTAGCAAAAGGTATTCAAGGTTTTGAAGATGTTGTTCCGTTCATGCGGTTTGCTGAAAAGATATACGGCGAATCTGATGCGTTCTTCAAAGCGTTGGCTTACATGGGAGAGAGAAACAAGCTAGGGAATGCTTTTGCTAAGTCTGGTTTGAATCAAAGCAATAAGTTTCTTTACGAAGCTATGGAACAAGCGGGACTTGTCAGACCGTCCACAGGTCAGCTTGGCATCTCCAAGTTTGGATTGCTCGATGGGAGTGCTATCAACATCGTTAAAGATACGATGCCGATGTATGACCGTATTCCAGAAGCTCTTCGATTTCTTGACCGTGTGCCTATCTTTGGTAACTTTACATCCTTTGCCTCTGAGAACTTTAGAAACGGATACAACATCCTTGACCGGGGGCTGAAAGAACTTTCTTTTGAAATAGCTCCTGCACAGAGAGATTCAATCATTGTGGATCAAATGGGTAAAGGTCGAACAAGAGAACAAGCTCTTGCTTCAATCGACATCTTTGAAAAACAAATTAGAGGTATCGGGGCGCAAAGACTAACGAATAGTCTTGCTGTTGCTGTTGCAGCGCCGAAGGGACTAACCAAGTTTTCTCAAAAACTTACAGGAACCACAGACGCAGAGATGGCGGCAATCGAAGCAAGTGTACCAGATTTTGCCAAGGGTGGTAACTTCATCGTTCTTGAAAATGACAACAAAGGTAACATCGAAGTTGTTAACCAGTCCTATCACAATCCATACGGATACATTACAGAGGCGATCAGATCAGGCTTGCAAGCGTACAACGAAGCCGGAAGATTGGGTAAAAGCGAAGCCAAACAACTTATGGATGCCGCCATGGCTGCGGGATTTGAAAAGTTTGCAGACCCGTTTGGTTCAGAAACAATCATCTACGACAGACTTAGAACTGTACTTCCAGACTATTTAGCTGTTGGTCGTAACGGTGTTACATCCACTGGATCAAAGGTATACAGAAAGAGTGATACAAGGGGAGAGGCGTTTGTAAAAGGAACGTGGCACGTATTAGAGGGTCTCGCTCCTCGATACTGGTTGGAGATGGCAGAAGAGAGAAACGGAAGACCTAGAAAAGGTAAGTTACTAAGGTCTCTTACTGGCACACCCGCAGCGGTAACTGGAGACGACGTAGATTTCAATGCAGAGTTTGCTCGTCTGGTTACAGGTTTTACACCGATGAAAGTAAGTGGTGTTCAGAGTTTGGGATATAATGCAGAAGAATATCAACAGCTTCGTAATGACTCAAGAGCCGCAATGGGTTCGATCCTTAGAGCACCTGATTATACCGCAGCAGAAAAGTTGCAGGCGTACAAAGATTACGTGGAAGATCAACAACGTTTTCAAAACTTGATTTACAACTCAATCAAAGTCGCGGAAGAGTTGGGAACGCCTGCTGATGACATAGCTAATGCTCTGCGTGGTGCCGGAATGGGTAAGGCCGAGGTCGGATCTATTATGGATGGTAAGTTATACATCACTCCGATATCAACAGACTTTCAAAGAGATCTTGCCAGATACAACGATCTTAGAAAAATCACTCCGATGGAAGAGATTCCATATACAGATATCAATGAATACAGAAAAGGTTTTGGGAACTTTCTTCTAGACGCCGCCAAACTGTTACCAGAGTCACGGGTCGGTCCAAGCCAGAGATACCAAAAGATAGACATTGATGCGTTGCGATCTGTTGCACCACAAGTACAAGCTCCCGCGCCTGCGGCACCAACGATAGATCTAAACCAACTTCGAGGTGTTGCGCCTACGTCGTCTGGGCCTGCACCGCAAAGAAAAGTAGATCCGACACTTCTCGGTACAGATCCGGCTACTCAGGCTTTGGCTGAATCGTTGAATAGAACCTAGCCGACTTCGCCCCAGTTATCACCTAGCTCGTCGTCTACCTTAGAGGGGACTTTCAAGACATCCGACAACCCGTTTTCCATTATGTCCTTGATGCGTCGCGCTTGATCGTCGCCCTCTACTGAAAAGCATAACTCATCGTGAACAGTAAGCAAGGGAATTAATCCCTCTGCATAACAATCTGCCATGGCTTTCTTTGTTTGATCCGCAGCTGACCCTTGGATCAGCTTGTTTAACGCCTTGTAAGTAAACGCTCTTTTCAGATTGTTGATGTTCCCATACTCTTTCAACGCATCTTCATACGGCAACGGTTTGTTGTAACCAAAGCTTCGAGGTTCCCAAAGATGGAAGCGGCATTTACGTCCTAGCAACGTGCGTATCTGTCCGTGCTTCTCTGCTCTTTGACTGGCAACGTTTGCAAGTTGCTTCACAAACGGCACGTTCTCTCTGTGCCTTTCAATCAGATCCTTGGCTTCCTGATTGGATATGTCTAGCTGTGCCGCTAGTTTGCCCACACCCATACCGTACATGATGCCCAGGTTAACGGTCTTCGCCTCTTTTCGTTTGATACCTGCAAGGTCTGCAACCATCTGGTGCAGATCAACATCACCCTTCTGATACTCTTCTACGATTGTATCAACAACCGGGTGCCGCATATCGCTAGGCATACTAGCTGCAAAGTGAACCAGTAGCCTTGGCTCTTGGCTCGAATAGTCAAACGATCCCCACTTGTGCCCCTCTTCTGGCACAAACAATCCACGGATCATAGCCTTGATGTCAGGATCTCGTGCCGGAATTTGCTGAAGGTTTGGGTTAGAAGACGAGAACCGCCCTGTTACCGTGCCCCCATCATCGGATCGAAGCTGATGAAATTCAGTATGTATCCTACCGTCCTTCTCGTGCCTGAGTATGGAGTCGATAAACGTACTGTCAGCTTTGTCAAACTCTCTCAGTTTTACAATCATTTGGCACACTTCGTGTGGGTGCATGTTTAGATACTGTTTGGTAAAAGAAGGAGCACCTGCTTCTGTCTTCGGATACTCCAAGTTCAGGGCTTCAAAGACTTTGAGTACAGACGCTCCCGCCCATGGCTCTATCTCCACGCCTGTCTTTCGCTTGATTTCTGCTTTCAGTTCTTTGACCTTGGCTTTTAGTCCTTGACGAACTATGTCGGCTTTGTCCAAGTCAACACGAACCCCCCGTGCCCTCATGTCTAGCATGAGCGGAATCAAACTTGTTTCAAGATCAAAAATGTGTGTCAGTTCCTGAGATGTGATCTCTGTCTTCAGTCTCTCCCACAACTTCAACGTCATGACGGCATCTTGTTCAGCGTATGCCCCGACATACTTTGGTGGCAGTTTCCACATGTCAGCCTTGGGATCAATCCCCCAATCTTTTGCCGCAGCGCGAAGCATCCGCTCGTCCTTGCGCATGTCGATGTAATCACGCCCCAGGTTGTTTAGGCTGTAAGACCACCTGTTCTCGTCCACCAGTGGCGAAGCGATCATTGTGTCGATTATCTTACCTTGAACCTCTACCCCCTCTGCACGGAGCCATCCTGCGTCGTATGTGGCATTGTGCATGATCTTTTCGATGTTTGGTGTCGCCATCTGCTTCTTGAACCATTTCATCGTCATCTTGGCATCAAGATTGTGTCCATTCTGGTGTCGGATAGGAAAGTAACCCTTGTATTCGCCTGCTGCTACCGCAATCCCAACGATGTTTCCATCATCCCGTGCCCAACCAGGGCCTAGCTTTTGTATGTTTGGATCTCTTGTTTCCAAGTCTACAGCCACAGTTTTGTATTGTGTCAGGTCTGGAAACTCGGATGGGATGTTCCAGTCTGGATCTAAGGATTCCCCCAGTTCCAATCTAGCCACAAGATCCACCGTCTTTTTATCTTTACGATCTCTCGCCATTTTATTTCTCCCGATCAGAGAACTCTGCACCGAGTGCACTGTATCCGCACTTGTCGATCCAACTATCTTCATTCGTTAGTTCGTTAAGGAGACGAGCGGTCTTTACCCAGTCCATCATCAAAGCCACATGCTGTGGTGTGATGTAACCATCTGACTCTTTTATTATAACGTTCCAACCAACTGCTATGCGGCTGAAGTTGTCGTATGCGTCTCCGTAATCCTTGGCTCTTTGACCGTTTATATATTCTGCTGCTTTCTCAAGAACTTTATCTCTTTTCATATTTTGTATTTATACCTGTGATCTGTGTCCACTAGGAACAGCCTGTTTTTGGTTCTCGTCAGGCCAACGTACATGGCCCGATGCTCATCGTCAGGATGCTTGCTGTTCACACAGGCTTGTGTTGAACCCAAGAAAACAGCGCAGTTATCATCCTCGCCGCCCTTCATCCCGTGGAATGTGGACAGCTTTATGCGAGGTGGGGAACTGATGTCCTCTCCTCTACGCTCAATGGCTCGAATGTACCTCATATCATCCTTACCAAATCTAGCGATCTCTAACGGGTCCTTGCTTATGTCGGCAATCATGCCAAACTCAGACACCAACTCGTCGTATGTCAAAAAAGATTCTGGGTTAGCTGCATCCAGTAGCTTTGCAGATCCACGCTTTACAACGGCATGGTCTCCCTGCTTCGGTACGAAGTCATACAACGCTCTTATAGACGCTAGGTCTACACCTTCATTCTTTTGCAGTCTACGCCACGTAGCAGCCGCCATGGCTGCGTCTTGGTTTATGCTACTGGTTCCCTTGATCGAAAACAAATACCCCTCCTGTCGTAGCGCATCTCCCCAACTACGCACGAAAGAGTTTGTCCTTGCCATCAGAGTCCAAGAACCCTCTGTCAAGTCCATCTCGTGACTGTTCATTGCCCAGTCTATCCGACCTTCGTTGTCGGTTGGAAAGAACTCCTTCTCTCTTCGCCCACCCTGTATCCGTTTAACAATCTTTTGTGACAACTCATGAACCGACCTGGGCATACGATAGCTTTGTGTAAGAACTCGATACCTTGTAGACACACCGAGAAAACGCTTCACATCCACACCCGTCCAACGGTGGATTGCTTGGTCGTCATCTCCTGCAATCAATACTCGGTTTGCTTTCTCGGCTATCTTAGAGACCATCGACCATTGCAGCGGCGTCAGATCCTGTGCCTCGTCCACGATAAGAAGATCTAGCGAAGGTGGCTCACCCATCTCCACGTACTTTTCTATTTGATCCGCGAAGTCAAACTTCATCGTGTTATCTTTATACGCCTTTACTTGCTCTGCGACCTTCCTGAACTGGTCGAAGTTCAAAGCATGGTTGGCAACGTCGTTGAACTCCTGTGCAATTGAGATCATTCTGTACCGTGCTCTGTTCTCCATCTGAAGATAAACATCTCCCGTATCAATGGCACCAGGCATAAGCATTCCGTCATCAGGGTTCACTGCCCTTGTTCCTCGAAACCTCAACCCAAGACTTCTACCCAAAGCATCCCAGTCCTCTGTAGCCATCATGTCTGTGTTTGATAAACCAAGACCGTTGAATGCCCACGAGTGCAGCGTCCTGAACCACGGCATCTGTTTACGATCCAAGTTAAACTTGGATGACGCTCTGGATACAGCTTCCTGTATAGCCTTGCGTGTGAATGAGACATATCCAATCCGATCTGGTGGTGTTCCAGAAGACAGTTCGCTCTCTACCTCTTCCATAAGAGTGTATGTCTTTCCGCAACCAGGCGGCCCGAATATAATCTCAGAGTGCGGTATCATCCCTGCACCCCTCGTGGTCTGGTCTCAAGCCACTCTTGGACTTCTTCTTCTCTCCATCGAGTCGCACTACGCTTGCCATCGTCTTGCCCAAGAACCACAGGTTCTGGGAACTCTCCATCATTGACCCACTTGTAAATGGTGGAACGCGAGATGTTTAGCCATTCCGACACCTCGCCTATTCGTAATAATTTAGAACGGGATTTCATCAGTTTTCTCCTCGGCAGTAATTTCTACAGACATATCTTCGAACTCAGGAACCCACCAAACACGGATGGACGTTCTTCTGCCATCGTCCCGTCTGATGTTCTTTGTTCCATGACATTCTTGATCATGGTTTAGATGTTTCAGTTGATCTTGCACCTGTGCCCTGGTGTATTGAGTAAACCCTCTGTTCTTGAGGTACTCCATCAAAGCTTCGATACGGAACATAGTCGTCCCTCTTTCTGTCCATGGCTTGCCCATTTCTATTTCTTCGGGAGCCATGGCTCTTATACGACTGGTACAATAGTCGCGTAAGTGGTTTTTAAACTGTCCGGCGTAGGTAAGTTCTTCGCTTACAGATAACTTGGTTGCTGTTTGCATCATTGAGTTTATCAGCTTCTGCCAATCCCCAGGCTTAGGAACTGGTGGCATGATGTCTAGTTGTTCCATGCAAGCTTTCTGAAACAAGGATGGATGTTGCAGCTGATCCGTAGACAAGACCAATCTTCCGCCATCGACAGTTAAGAAATACAAACGTGGTTCTGATTGCATGATAGTAAGTGCATCGACTCTCGGGACATCTGCACCATCGTTTCCGATGCCATACTTTCTAGTCTTACATATCTCTTTGTTACAATGATCTTTCAAAGGACAGATGTCACACTGGTAGAAGTAATCTTTTTTCTCCAAAGATTTTTGTAGCTGCATGACCTCGGGTGCAGGAAGTGGAGGCTGGCACAGCAACCTGTTATATTCCTCGTGGTGCTTCTTCCAATCGTCTGTCCACTTCTTTCTACAGTACACACCCACCGCAAACAGAAAGATGTTTCTGTTCTCCGTGACCTTGCCCAGACTTGAAAGCAACTCCAAACAATAGGCACCGTCGCCAAAGTGTTTTCGGTCTCCTGCAAAAGACATCTCGTTTAGTTCTGCCATCGAGACCTTTTTCTTTTCTACATTCATCAAGAACGTAGCAAGATCCATGGCCTCACATTTCTTGTCGAAACAGTAACGCATTGTCTCTTCGGCATTGAAGTATGGAAGATTAATAAAGTTTCCTAGATCCCCCCTGTCCTCAATGATTGTGTCTTGCTTTGGAAAGATCTCACAACCCGAGAACCCGATGGCTGAAGCCATCTCGGATAATATCTCACGGACCAGAGCAGCAGGCTCCCAGTCCTTCAAGAATAAAAACAAATGAGCACCGCCGGATTTGGATCGACAGTGGTGCAATGGTAATTTTAATTGCTGTATCTTTTGACTAAGAGATTTGTGATCCAGGTCATAGACATCTATGTCCAATGCTCCGAACTTACACACGTCTCCAGACTTGATGGGTATGGCACCGATTCCTTGCGCCCCATCAATGTGTCCCTGTACTATATCTTCTGTCAACGATCCTCGGATCACGAAACTCTTTGCATCTGCTTTACCGTTTCTACCAATCCGACCCACCGTGGTTTGACCGTGGCCTTTCTGTGAACCCTCGAACACAGACATCAGTCTTTTTGCTGCTGACATATTCTGCTCCTGATGAGGTTGAATGAGGGCACAAGGAGAAAAGGAGAATAAAACCAAGTGCCCCCAAAACTGCTACCTAGAATGGAATTTCGTTATCCATATCTACAGAACTATCTGGTTCTTTTGCAGCTTTAACCTCACCCGCCATGATCGACTCACGGAAAGCTTTGGCTTCCATCAATAGATCACGCGAAGTAACCAAGCCTTCTTTTTCAACTTGGTAGTTGCCCCACGTACCTTGGTCATTTGACTCTTCGGTAGTAGAGATTCGCCACACCGTAGCATAAACAGCAGGTGTTACCATCTGTCCAGACTTCGGGTGTTTTACTTTCTGCATTGCAATCTGAGTTTTCCAACGTCTGCTTACCTTCAACTGGCTTGACTTCATGTCAACAACCGCAGGTTGAAACGAGCCGTCTTCCTCAACGATCAGACAATAGTGTTGATCAGAACGAACAAGTTCATGACCGTTGGGTAAAAGTTCTTTTGCACCCTCACGAGTTGTCTTTGTTAGATCGGGATCGTTAGCAGCACGTTCACCTTGGAACCCACCGCCTTGCTCCCGAGGAACAAACTCCAGATACTTTGTCGTCTGGAAGCACGGGATCAATGTGATTCCCATATCGCCATCCCAGTACTGACCAGTAACTGTATTGAACACATCTCCTTGCGTTGCCCCCTCTATGTACTCAGGCTTCTTTTTGCTGAGTTGTGGAGACATTGCTTGAAGAATACGAATAAATGGTATCTGCATTTCGGAACTGTCAAATGACGCACCATCACCTGCTGTTTCAAAGATATCATCAATTACATCGGTGCTTACTTCCACACCTTTTGCTTTTGCTACTGCATTTGCCATTACACTTTCCTCCGTATTTGTGCTGCGTTTGCAATGAATGCCCCGAACATATCGAGGTCGATTGGTTTACCATCCGTAACACGCTCTTTCACAAACGCTTTCAATGTGGATGGATGTACATGGGTCTTGGTCGATGGATCAAAACCCTTCTCACGCAAGATACCCACAACGTCACCTGCTAGATTGTCTTCGCCTTTGCCAAAAGAACAAGTGATATCGTTCTTGATGATATCATCCAATCCGTTCTCACGCAGCCATGCGAAAGCTTCTTCCTTGCGATCCTGTGGAATAGAAGCAGAAACAATCATCTTACGCTCAACGGTCAAACCGTCAACGTCGATACGTTCCATACCCATCTCATCCATAAGTGCAGGAATGTTTTCGGTAGAGAGCTTGTGCTTCTCTGCCTTTATAGTCTTCAAGTATTGTTCTGCATCGGCAATTTGATCTTCGACCTTGCGCAGCTTGCGAACCAGGTCACTGAGTTGCTTTGCAGTTACAAACTCAACATTGGCGAGAGCCTCGCCGTCATCAAAGTAGTCTTCGAATATATCAGTCATAAGTTTTTTTCCTCTTCAGGGTTGAAATTATGAATCATTTGATCCATGTATTAGACAACATAGGGAGTTCTGTATGAATTGCAAGTATAAATTTAAAACAAATCCATATAAACATCAAAAGACTGCATTGGATCTTGGTGGACACAAGAAGTTTTTTGGTTACTTCATGGAGATGGGAACTGGTAAGTCTAAGGTTTTAATAGACAATATCGGGATGCTCTATCAACAGAACATAATAAACTTTGCATTGATCATTGCACCAAAAGGTGTGTACCGCAACTGGGTACAGAAAGAAATTCCAGAGCATATGTCTGATGATGTGCCTGTTCGAGTGATTCGGTGGGTGGCAAATGCAAACAAAACACAGACAAAAGAAATGCGGTCAGTAAAAGATCCGTTTGATGGACTGACTATCTTTGTCATGAATGTCGAAGCGTTCTCCACGGTCAAAGGAAAGCAAGCGGGGGAATGGTTGGGTCGTGCGTTTGGTTCGAGGGGAATGATTGCCATTGACGAATCAACCACGATCAAGAACCCCAAAGCCAAACGCACTAAAAGTCTTAACAAAATTGCAGAGGCATTCAACTACAAAAGACTGTTGACAGGGTCTCCGATAACAAAAAGTCCGCTTGACATCTATTCCCAGGCCGAGTTCCTACAAAAGAATGTTCTCGGATATGATTCATTCTACGCATTCCAAGGTCGATATGCTGTGTTGCAGCGGAAGAAGATGGGAGCACAGGCGTTCAATCAAATCGTCGGGTTCAAAAACCTAGACGAACTGACAGTAAAGATCGATAAGTTCTCGTATCGAGTTCTGAAAAAAGATTGTCTTGATCTACCAGAAAAGATTTACACTGCCAGATACGTGCCGACCACCAAAGAACAGAAACAAATGTACGAGAGTATCCGGCGTCATGCCATGGTTTTGTTTGAAGATGGTGAAATGACCTCGGCTCCTGCTGTGATTACACAGTTACTTAGGTTACAACAAATACTTTCTGGTCACTTGAAGACAGACGATGGAGAGATGATATACTTTCCATCCAAAAGAATGGATGCACTTGCAGAAATCATGGACGAACACGATGGTAAAGCAATCATCTGGTCTCGGTTCCGTTACGACATCCAACAGATTGTAGAAATGCTCAACAAAAAGTTTGGATACGGTTCAGCTGCTGCATACTTTGGCGACACTTCTGATGATGAACGTAATAATATTGTGCAAAACTTTCAAAATCCGCAACATCCTTTGCGTTTCTTTGTTGGCAATCCACAGACCGCCGGATACGGTCTGACATTGACGGAAGCAAACCTGGTGGTGTACTATGCGAATGACTTTAACCTCGAAACTCGTATGCAGTCGGAGGATAGAGCGCACAGAATTGGACAGAAGAACAACGTGACATACATTGATCTTATAACTGAGGGTTCAATTGATGAGAAGATTGTGAAATCTTTACAAGCTAAGATTGAAATTGGTGCAAGAGTTCTTGGAGAAGAGGCTAGACAATGGCTGACTATGATCCCGACATAACAAAAATATTGGAAGAACGGTGCGTTGGATACGCTTCGGAAGAGACAGCTGCAAAAGAAATAGCAAAGCTGACTGGCCTCAACTTAGATGTAGCAAAGGCTTTTTGTAGAGGATGGTCGAAGATGTCGGCTGTTGAAATAAGAGGATATCGCAAGGGGCCAGACTGGGTGAATAAAAAGTATTTGCCAGAATCGTAACTCGTGTTACCATAAAGATACTGCTCGTACTTTTCATAGCTCCATATGAAAAGATTAAAATTTTTGGAATACTGAGGGGGCTTCGCCCCCTCTCTTTTAATGCCAGGTTACTTTGTTAAGATCCCTCGCACCTCCACGATTGTCCTTCCTGTGAAAGTCTATGTCGTATTGTTTGGATGCTTGATGTACAGCCTGACGAGATATGCCAAGTTCCCTTGACGTTTCGGATATCGTTAGACCTTTCTCGGCACACTTCCTGTAATCGTCAACCGTGTACTTCCATTGTCTCATATTTTAACTCCGTTAGTTCTTAACCTTGACACAAACTCTTTAAGCTCTTCTCGTGCTTTCCACAAGTCCTGTTGTATGTTGGGTCGTGCATCGTACCTGTAACGCTCTTCCTCCAACCTGTTGACCTGTTGTTTTAAAAACCGATACTCGAACTTCTGGGCGGGGCTGAGTGATTCATCACCCATCTTTAACTTTCTCCTTATCCAAAGGTTCTTTTTCCCAAGGCGGTTTAGCCAAAGTGATATCCTTCCTCTTCATTACTGACATCCGGCGTTTGTAACCGAGCCACTCTTTCTGTGCCTCAGTCCACCTGCTCATCCTTGGTTTAGTTTTCTTCATCAGGTCTCACCTTCGGTTTGATGTCAGGTTTCTTTACACCAGATTGAAACGGTGTCTTCTTACAGTACATCATGATCTCCTTGCCATATGTATCGGCAAGGACATCGTACAAATTATCAAGAACCCCGTCTCCAAAAGCATCGTAACAAGCTTGCTCACTCGGGAAGATAACAGAGGTCGATACGTCTTGGTCTTCGACCACGTACTCAATGACCAGTAAAGTATAGAATAGTTTAAACATTGCGCTTCCTCCAAACGTATAATCCCGCAGCAGCTAACGCACTGATTAAAAGTTTACCGATAATCTGACCTTCTATGAAGGCTAACGATCCAAAGGCTATGGCTAAGAATGCCACGCTATCTACAACAGAACCCACACCGCCAGAAGCTAGGATAGCTAACGGTTTGTTCTTCTGTCTTAACTTCGCGTACACAAAGAAGTCAGAGAGTTCTGATATTGAGAACGCAATGAAACTTGCCAGTGCTATATATGGATTCGCCAAGAAGTAGGAAAGAATGGCACCAATCACAACAGCCGCAAGAGCATACTTCGCGCCCATCCATTCGTGAACCAAGTCCCTCAGAACCAGTGCGGCTCCTACCATTAACACACCAGAGGGGGCGGTGATCCCGAAGCCCAATGGTATAAGACATGGTCCGTCTGGAACACAGACCGTGCCAACATTTGAAATCATCCAGTTTGCCGCCGGAACTGTGGCAACAAATCCTGCGAATGCTAAATACTTTTTCATATAATCATCTCCGTTTGTTCTGGACGCAACTCCCATCCTACTGGGCATTGTACTGCGTCAATCCTCCTTGCCATCCGCTCGGGACAGATGTTTAGTTCATTATGATGTCGTGCCACATTGGCACTATCAGCACTGGCAAAAGGCCACTTGTCTCCAGACAAAGCCAACCCTCGAAGCATATGTATCCAAGGAATTGATCCACGTTTGGATATAGCATTGAACGCCTCGTCTGCTCTTCTTTCCCAAGGAGCAGATCCTACTTGCCAATACTTCCCACTTGACCCGAAACAAATTTTCCCGAATCCCAGGTCAAGCAGTTTTAATAGATGGTCTATTGGTTCAGCCATGTGCCACACGATTGCACTGCAATCTTTTCTGTGAGGCCATTGCTTGATTAGATCCAGATTATCTTCTGGCTCACCATCAATTACATCAGGCACAACTGCCCAATGCGGGTGGGACAAACGTGCTTCCAACCATTCATAGTATTTGACCCAGTTTGGTTCTGCGCCTTTAGTGAATGCCGTGAATGCACCGTTATCCCACATTACAGATTGAGCGTTTAACAAACACCAATCTCCATCTCGTTTGTCGGCAAACGAAACACAAAAATGTTTACCCGCCATCGCCAATAGTTTTGAACGTGGCGTGATAGGCGTACCGTGGTAGTGTATCACTCCCTTGTTTCCTCCAAGAAATCATCAAACACCGAAAGATTAGTGCTCTCGCACATCAGGCATTTGCTTTCCATTATTTTTTCAACTTTAGATACGGACATAGGAAATCTTCCTGCAACCCACATCGACTTACAATCTTCGCAAAACAACCTCAGGTGCTTACCTTGAGGTTGCTTTCTCACAGTCCCTAAAAACTCAGCCAAGTTGTTGCTTGCCCTCGTCTGTGATCTCCCAGACAAAACAAGGGTTGCCCACAGGAGAAATGTGGGACATCTTCACCCACCCTTTTCCCTTCATTGTGGACAGGTAATACGCAACCGTGCTCCGCTTGATCGCAGTCCGATCTGCTATCTGCACAGTCGTGCCCTTGTCTCTGTTTATGTCTGCTAATACTTGATATGCTTTCGTGTTCTTTCTCATTTGATACCTCAATGTTTATAGATAACTTCTTCACGCAGATCTTCAGTCGCCATGACCATCATCTCTGCACCTAACTTCATGTCTTCTGCGTTCCAGTACTTACTGGCAATGTTCATGAGCGTTGCTAATACCTCCATGTTGCTCATGTAATCAGGCAAGAGCTTTGATAGGTTGTCAAACCAAAGCCCTTTTTCCGTTTGACCCTGCGGCCCTTCGCACAGATGATGATCCATTCCATCAAATACCATGCTTATTGACCAAGTTAAAACATTATCGAGCTTTTTGAGTTTGTTCACAAGCTCTTGAACCTCGGACCAGTTCTCTTTCAGTTCCCAGTGTGGAAGCTGACTGATTTCTAAAAACCCTAATGGTTCAATATCCTCCAACCATGTAACTACATACATCATTTTTTCCTTTTTCTTTTTGTCCTGGGGGCATCTATAGGTGGCAAGTCAGCCACCAGTGCATCAGGATTGTTACGTTTAATTCTAGTATTGACGCCAATGTTATGGTTCAACTCTCGTAAGAACTCTTCTGCTGTTGCGTCGCCGTCACGAATCTCCTGAACGCGATCCGCGACGTAATAAATACAAATCCTATCGTCAATCATATCATACCTCCTTTCTCGGTAGATGATAACTTTTCTTTATGCCAAACCTCGGGTGGCCTGCTTCGTAGCCATGGATGTACTGCTCCCAACGATTGCGAACCGTGCTCCAATAAACTTTATCCCAATGTTCTTCTGCTATCCTCGGATGCCCACGACGAAAGTGTAGGGCTTGCTTGCCACCAGATTTTGTCTCTTCATCCTTTGACTTGACTGGCTCACCCACATTCCACTGGACTAAGTTCCAACTGTCAGGAGTAAACTTACCCAACATCTTTCTTATCTTTGCCTTGTGGAAGGGATGAACTTTCTGCTGTCGTTGAACCACGAACCTCGGTGTGTTTATGGTCTGTAAAAAAGCACAGGCAAATTGTGCCATCTGAATCATGAGCGGTTTGTGCTTCTCCAAAGTATCATCGTATGGAGTAATAACACCCTTGATGCTATCAACTGTTCCCACCTCCAACGGTTTGGTGTCCGCTATCGTATCGGTAGAGACAGGTCGATATATTACATCAACTTCAAAAATCCGGCAGTACCGTTCATCCTCTGGATCATTCACAAGATTGGAAAGAATGTACATTGCCTCCGCACCTTTTTTGTCAGGGTTTTTATTCTTCCAATAGTCTTCTGTCTCAGAACTATCGAACTTTTTTCCATCTGCGACCCAACCATCTTGTTCAAGAAGATTACAGTACAAGCCAACCTTATGGGCAGGTAGAACCACATCCGTAGAAGGAGGTGTCTCTGGCTCTGGAAAAATGTTTTCGAGGTTTATGGAAACATACTCAAAGATCTCGTTCACATCAAAGAACTGGATGTCCTTTGCCATTGTGTCAGCTAACCGATGAAACCCATTCGATCTATAGAAGTGCACCATGTCACGAACAAAGTATAGCATCTGCCTCTTCGGAGACTTGGGCACAGTGCCAACCCTGATTTGTTTGGCTAGGGTATAAGCCTTAGACATCTCTGGCTCTCCGTAGGTGTCCTTCAAGTTCATGTTACCCGAACCAAACGTGACATTGTTGACCAGAAAGTTTTCATTCACCTTCCTATCTAGACTGCTCCACTTTTCAAAATTCTTTTCAGTGGGCACAAAGAGTGAGGATGCGTTGGTTACACCTTCCACTACATTTGGATTTGTTCTGTATCCATTGCGTTTTCTTCCTTTTCTTTTAGTCATTGTTTTACCTCCATGTAACTTTCGATTAAGCCTTGCGCGACTTGCGCCGTGA